GGACGCCAAGAACATCTCGGGCACTCCGGAGCTGAACAAGCGCCGCACCGAGTGGGTCGCCGACGTTCTGTCCGGCACCCGTCACACCCCGTTCTCCCGGGTGAAGACGATCGTGGCCGACATCACCCAGGACGAGGCCCGCGCCAAGGGCTACATCAAGGGCAACTACAAGCTGGAGGAGTGGTTCGGCGTCACCAAGCGCACCACCACCCCCACCACGATCTACAAGAAGCAGAAGCTCGACCGCGACGACATCCTCGACGTCACGGACTTCGACATCGTCGCATGGCTGTGGGGTGAGATCCGTCTCATGATCGAGGAGGAGATCGCGCGTGCGATGCTCTTGGGTGACGGACGTGACGTCTCGGACGCGGATCACATCGCCGACCCGATGGCCGCGGCCTCCGGTGACGGTATCCGCTCGATCACCAACGAGCACGAGCTCTACATGACGACCGTCTGGGTGAACCTGGACGACGCCAGCTCCTCGTACCACGAGCTGATCGAGACCGTCCTCCGCGCCCGCCGCTTCTACAAGGGTACCGGCCGGCCGACCCTCTTCACCACCGAGCAGCACCTCACGGAGATGCTGCTGCTCAAGGACGAACTCAACTCCAACCGCCGTCTGTACGCCTCCGAGGCGGACCTGGCCGCGGCCCTGCGAGTCAGCTCGATCGTCGCCGTCGAGGCGATGGAGGGCGAGGACGACCTCGTCGGCATCATCGTCAATCTGTCGGACTACACTGTCGGTACCGACCGAGGCGGAGAGCTCACCCGCTTCGACGACTTCGACATCGACTACAACCAGTACAAGTACCTCATGGAGACGCGTCTGTCGGGCGCGCTCACCAAGATCAAGTCCGCGCAGGTCATCCGCAAGACCGCCGCGGCCGACGTCCTGGTGTCGCCGGACAAGCCGACCTTCGTTGCCTCCACCGGCGTCGTGACCATCCCGAACAAGACGGGCGTCATCTACCAGGACGCGTCGGACGGTTCGGTTCTCGCCGCGGGTGCTCAGCCGGCCCTGTCGGCGGGCGAGACGCTCACCGTCACCGCAGTTCCGGCGGACAACTACTACTTCGCCACCAACGCCGACACGACCTGGCCGTTCAAGCGGCCGGCCGCCTGACGTAGCCACTAGCAGTGGCAAAGTACTTCGGAAAGGTAGGTTACGGCCCCACATCTGTTGAGAGTAAGCCAGGAGTCTGGAACGAAGTCATCGTCGAGCGCGAGTACGTCGGCGATATTCTTCGGAACACGCGGAGACTCCAATCGGGAGAGAGTGTTAATGACGATCTCTCGGTAGACAACATGATCAGCATTGTGGCGGACCCTTACGCCAACGAGAATTTCTTTGCCATTCGCTATGTGCAGTGGATGGGGGCTCTGTGGAAGGTGACAAAAGTTGAAGTGCAGAGCCCCCGTCTGCTCTTGAGGCTGGGAGGGAAGTACAATGGGCCGATCCCGCCTACAACTCCATGAGTTGCTGGTGACGTTGGCGCCACACGTCTACTTCCAGCCGCCGGCCAATGTGCAGATGAACTACCCGTGCATCGTGTACAAACGCGACAGCGCGGATTCTCAGTTCGCGGACAACAAGCCGTACGCCTACACCAAGCGGTACATGGTGACGGTGATCGACCGGGATCCCGACAGCGATATTCCGGACAAGGTCGCCCAGCAGCCCATGTGTCTGTTCGATCGCAACTACGCAGCTGATGGGCTGCATCACGACGTCTTCAACTTGTACTTCTGAAGGGAAGTAACACATGTCTGTCCTGGAGTGGGACAAGACCGGCGAGAAGGTGTTCGAGAACGGCGTCGAGAAGGGCGTCTTCTACACCGTCAACGGAGCCGGCGTCTACGACAACGGAGTGGTCTGGAACGGCCTCGTCTCCGTCACCGAGTCGCCTTCGGGTGCCGAGGTCAACAAGCAGTACGCGGACAACCGTGTCTACGCATCCCTCCGTTCCGCCGAGGAGTTCGGCGCCACGGTCGAGGCGTTCACGTACCCGAAGGAGGCCATCCAGGCCCTCGACGGTGCGGCATCCCCGACCCCCGGTGTCGCGGTGGGTCAGCAGGGTCGCACCACCTTCGGCATGTCCTACGTCACCAAGGTCGGCAACGACCTCAACCCCGACGCCGGCGAGAAGATCCACCTCATCTACGGCGCCACTGCCAACCCGTCCGAGAAGGCGTACAGCACGGTCAACGATTCGCCGGAGGCGGCGACGTTCTCATGGGAGCTGACGACCTACCCGGTCGAGGTCGGTACGGTCAACGCCGTCACCTACAAGCCGACCTCAACGATCACGGTCGACACGCGTCTGGAGGACCCGGCGGCGGTAGCCACGCTGAAGGACTTCCTCTACGGCACCGAAGGTGACGACCCTTCTCTGCCTTCTCCGGCGGCGGTCATCGCCATGTTCACCAGCGCCACCCTGACGGCCACTCCGACGGAGCCGGCCTACGACAACGCGACCAACACGCTGACGATCCCGACGATCACCGGCGTGACGTACTACATCGACGACGAGCCGCAGGCGGCGGGACCGCAGGTCCTCACGCAGAACGTCATCGTCGAGGCCCGTCCGAACGTCGGCTACAAGTTCCCGGGCAACGTCGACACCGACTGGGCCAAGGGCGACATCTGATCGCGGCCTGACAGGAAGGAGGCCAAGGTTTGCTTACGATTCGAGTCCCGTTGAAGGAAACCTTCAACGACGACACGCAGATGTTCGAAGTCAGCGAGTCGTTCGAACTCGATCTCGAACACTCCTTGGCCTCCATGTCAAAATGGGAGCAAACTTTCGAAAAGCCATTCCTCGGTGACGGTGAAAAGTCTCCGGAAGAGACGCTCGCCTACATCATGCTAATGGCTGTAGACCCGAAAACTCCCATGGAGATTTTCGCCAGACTTTCGGAAGAGAACTTCAAGGAGATCAACGACTACATCCACGCGAAGATGACTGCCACTTGGTTCCGAGAGGATCCGAATCAAAGGTCAGGTCGTGACATCATCACCGCCGAGGTCATCTACCACTGGATGATCGTTCACAACGTCTGGCTTGAGGCCGAACATTGGCATCTGAACAAGTTGTTGACGCTTCTCAAAGTCTGCGTTGAGAAGAGTAAGACCCCGACGAAGAGAAGCCGACGTGACATGATCGCCGAGCGTCAGCGTCTCAACGCAGAACGCCTAGCCAAGAACGGAGGACGCGGATGACAAGACTTGAATGGGGCACAGCCGGAAGCCGAGAGTTTGAAACCGGTGTCGACCGTGGTGTGCTGTATGTCAACGGTCAGCCTGGCGTCCCCTGGAGTGGTCTGACATCCGTCGAGTTGTCTCCCGAGGGTGGCGGTACGAAGTCGTACTATCTTGACGGCGAGAAGATCCTTCTCGTTTCCGCGAAGGAAGAGTTCGGCGCCACGATCAATGCGTTCACTTACCCACCTCAATTCGCTGAATGCGATGGATCAAGGTCGGTTCGTAACGGCCTCTCCCTGAGACAACAGCGACGGAAACCGTTCGGTTTCTCATGGCGGACAATCGTCGGCAACGACCTCAACCCCGAGGCCGGCTACAAGATTCACCTGGTTTACAACGCTCTGGCCGAACCCTCCGGGCGGTCGCATGAGACGACCAAAGACACGGTGGATCCGAATCCGTTCAGTTGGTCGGTCAAGACCAAGCCTCCGGCGGTTCCCGGCTACAAGCGTACGTCTCACGTCGAGATCGATTCGCGTACGACGGATCCGAACGTACTTCAGCTTGTCGAAGACGCCCTTTATGGGACTGAGGAGGAGATGCCTTACCTCCCCACCTTCGATCAGCTGGTCGAGATGTACGACGCGTTCTTTGTCTTCGTGGTCACCGACAATGGCGACGGAACGGCAACCATCTCCGGACCCGACGACGCCATCACCCAACTCGACGATATTCTCCTCCAGTTCAACTGGCCTACCGTCGTCGAGCTTGATCCCGACACCTACTCCATCAGCGACGGTTAGGAGGTTCTGTGTACGTACAAACGGTCATCGACAACTTCGATGGCGCATCGCTCGATACCTCCAAGTGGGAAACCACACAGGGCCCGGGTACCACACAGTCTGGTGGACAACTTCACCAGGCGGCTGTTGCTGATTACCCACGGATCGAAGGCAAGAACTACTTTGATCTGACAAAAGGTATCCTCGCCGCCAAGTTGACGGCCTCGGGAACCCGGTCGCCCAATACCGAGTTCTACATTGGCGCCCGAAACGCCAACTACAACGCAATCGCCGGTATGGGTGGTCCAGCGGGTACATATTTGACCTTCCAGGGTAGCGGTGCAACGACGTTCAGCAACGAGGTAAAACTCGACACCACAGTCGGTATCGGTCCGAGCTGGGTCAACGGTACTTGGTGGGGTATCGGCAACATCGGTTCTGACAACATCGTTCACATGTACAACTCGACAGATGGTCAGAACTGGACCGAAATG